GGAAATACTGGCGTAGATAAATTAATAAAATATTTTGGGCCTAAAGGAGCTTTTCCACCTGCAGAATAATGAATAAAAAAGTATTTGAGGAAGATTTAATCGTTCCATTAAAATTGGATGACAATAGTAAATTACTTAGAGAGGGTGACAAGGATATTGTTTTGAATATAAGTGAATATTTTGATTATGAAAGAAATCAAAGTAACAACTATAAGATATTTGGTAAAATTAGAATGATTTTTAGAAATCTTTATTCAGGTAGCACGTTATATGAACCATTATTACGTAATTTATATCTTGTAAATGGACAAACAAGTTCCACTAAAGGATTCTTACCTTATAATGAGTTATCCTTTGTAAGGAAAGACACATTACATGAAAGTAATGAGATGGGAGACACACCAAATGAAATTAATTTAAAGTTAAAGGGAACTGAATATACGGGTCATACTGTAACAACAAATATAACCGCTCCATATAAAAATTGGAATCTATATTTAAGTTATGTTTATAGTGGTGACACTAATTTTCCTATGACTTATACTTTAACAGGGGACACACAATTTTCATTTAACTCGGGCGATGGAATTCCATTTAGAGTAGAAAAATATGGGACAAAATACACATTAACTTGCCCCGTTGAACATGGGATGAATCCTGGCGAATATATTATATTGTTAGGTGATAATTTATATGATGATGTAAATAAAAGAACTTTTAGCATTATAAGTGTTGGTAATGAAGTTTATAATTCAGAAAAATATGTTATAAATATTTCGTCAAGCTTAGATATTACTGATAAAATTCTTGTTGGTAAAAGATGCCTCGATATAAATAATATTGATGCAACAACATCAAAATACTATGTTCATAAGCATAAAATTATGACAAATGTTGATGATTATACGATTGATAACGCTGGGTTTGAAAAAACTATTTGGGAAGAAGAAAGAAAATTAAATGACGATGATATTATTGTTGAAAGAAATAGAATGGAGGCATTAATATATGATTTCAAAAATCCAATTGTTTTAACAGGAATAACAAATAATTTAGGATATACACCCACCGATATATATGTTAGTGTAGTTTTTAAAAATAGCAACGGATATTTCAATTATCCGCCAAAAGTCGGATATAAATTTCATTTTCATGATAGTTGGATAGATAATCATTTTGACGGTACAGCATCAAATGAAAATGGTGTATCGAAAGTACCAATAACAACAAATACGGTGGGATATACATTTACTGGCGGCACATCTTTGACTATTGGAGATACTTTGACCGGGGCGTTTATAGAATATAACGAGTCTGAATTAAAAGAGAGAATTATTTCGGAATCTTTTCATAAAATGACGATAAGACATGACATTTTTAATCATGGGCAAATAGACGGAGACAATTTAGCTGGCGCTTCTGAAACTAATCCGTTTGGATTATTTTATCAACCCCATTATAGGATAAAACTAAGACAATTATCCCCATATATTGAAACATCTGATACTAATGAAATTTTTAATTTGCCTGAAAATACAAGATATAATGATTTAGAAAAATTATGGAAATGGCACGATTTATATGATCACGGATATATTGATCTTGATGGTTTCGGTACAAATTTTCCATTTGCAAATAATACACATTACGTTAGGAATGACATTAATTTTTATTTAAGAAATGAGCAAATATATACCAATAAAAAAGACGGTTTAATGGGATTTAATAAGACTAAATTAAAAATTAATTGCTAATGAAAATTTTAGGGACATCGGAAGATATAAATATAATATTAAATCCAATAATGGATATTAATATTGACTTAGGATGGGAAGAAAATTTCAAAGATTATGAAGAAGATATCTTGAAAAAAATTATCAATCCAATTGAAAATTATGAAACTGTTAGATTTGCGCATAAGGAATATCCAATGCCGTTATTTCCGATAGAAAAACAAAACGATATTTGGTTTTATTTTTATTTTCTAAGCGGGGATACATATGTTCAAGATTATCAACCTGTTGGTATAACATTAAATGAAAACTCTAAAATGTTAAAACAATCGACCAGAAGTTTTTTTAATATAGAATTTTATAAAACCCCAAATGATGTTTTTCCTGATAGAATTAACAGAAGATTAGTAATGACAAGAAATTTATCATTACCATTAGGTGAAAAATATTTTAATACAACAATTAAAGATAACATTTTCATACCTTTATTTACAGGATCAAATATTAGAAATAAAGAAAACATGTACCTATTTTGGTTTAAAGACGACTCTGCTTTTAATGAAACTGAATTAACAGGAACAACATTTTGGATGACTGCTAAGTTTTATAATGCAAATGATGGCACTATTTTGGATTTTGTCAAGTCAGATATTCCAATTACCACAAAAATTAATGAAACAAATGATATGTATTATAAAGTAATTTTAGATAGAGATAATTATACATATCAAGTGTTTGAAATGTGGGAAGAACAATTGGATGAAGAATTTCGATTTGGTAGAAGCGGTTTAAACCCGATAACATTTTACGAAAAACGACAATAATGGACGAATATAAAATATTAAAAAAATCAATACCTAAAGTAGAGTTAGTATCACTTACTAGCCAGAATTGGTACGACTCCGAACATAAGATTTTTCCTTGGTCTGGTACTTCGATTGGAACTTATATTGGACCAAATATAAATGATATTGTTTGGAATATTACAGGTGGAACTGTAATAGATGGATACTATAAATGGTCTGGTTTAATGTGGGAGAAAATAACAAAAACAGAAGCATATGAAGATTTTATTCTTCCAATATTCTTAGAATCCACGATTGACGATTTAGGGGTAATGGTTGGATTTAACGGAGATATAGAACAAGTAGAACAATTATGCGATTTTACATATAGTGGTAATACTGGATCTAATATGATAACGATTTCAAATTCAGTTAATTCAGATAAGTTAAGAACTATAGTTGAGCAAAATTTCACAATTGATTGGGGCGATGGTACAAATGGAGAAATAGGTTCGATTGATTTTTCGCAAATAGAGCACACATATACAGACGTACCAACTACTGGTAGGACATATGAAGTATCAATTTATCTAAAATCACCTTGGACAACAGAAAAATTAACAAAATCCATAAGAATTCCGATTAAAGATACAAGTACAATTAATAATCAATTTGGGACATTCACAGGTTTTACAATAACTGAACATTATTTTTCACAAGATTATATAAATGATTTTGATTACACAACGACAGGAACAACATATCCTCCAACTGGATATACTGAAACATTAGCATTAACGGGATATACAGGATTTACATATGCGTCTATTGGCGGAAGTCGATTAGATGAAAAAATATTATACGGACAAAGTTTACCTGATTCCAATCAATATGAAATAATTTATGATCCAAATTTAGAACAAAACTATACGGGATATACAATTGACGGTTTTTATTATAGGGATTATCCTGGCGAATACACAATGATAACTGGAAGTACTAAAGGAACAAAAGAAATCCCAAAAGAAGAAGTCCCATTTTTTTGTTTAACAAGAAATGAGCATTTTATAGGATTTGTAGATGAGCCGACAATATATTCGGACATTTTTGTTGAAAGAGGAAAACAAGGAGTTATGGAAAAGAATTTAAGATTATCGGAAATTAATAATGTTGGCGAAATTGAATTATACGGAAACGGATATTTTAATGTTAGAAAACAATAAGAAACATATTTATATTAAAAAGTTATGGCAGTAGGAGTTTATGGAAATATTAGACAAGCGGACGTATCACCGGCAGATTGTGAAATTTTTTATTATTACACATCTGGCAGGACTGCACCCGCATTAACATCGTCATTAAGATTTAAAAAATTATCAGCTGAAGATATATTAACGCCTATTTTTTATGGCGATATGACAGAAAACACAGATTTACCATCCAAAGAACTTATAGGTGGTTTATATAATTTAAAACTCACTTCTGCAGATTTTTCAGATTTAGGTATATACACATTACATGTTAGGCCTAAACAAATTAGATGTAAAATTACGGATTGTGGAATTTTAGCATCTTTACCGTCGGTAAGGGGTTTAGTTATTGATTTATCTCAAGATACGTTAAATAATGATCGTAATAAATTCACACCACAAGGTTTAGTCGGTTATAGAATCGAATATATCAATGACGATGGTACAAAAATACCTAATATGTTTAGAATTGTTACATCATCGTTTTATTGTACCCCTATAATGTCAAATGCTACAAGTACAATACAAAAATCGATTAGATATCAATATAGTAATACTCCAACGAATACTATGTTTTTGACGTTAACACCATCTTCCGCGCCATCTAGCAGGCCTAATACTGTTCCTTATATTGGTCAACCGAATCAAAACATTATTTTGACAAATACATATTTCAATCCTATAACAATTGAAATCGAAATGGTTGAACATGACGCATCAACATTGGCATATGCTCTTTATGGAAATCAAAGCAAAGCCATTTCGTCAGGCATTTATAGCATTTACGATAATAATAACAATATCTACAAACAATATAATCTATACGAAATTAAAGATGAATTTAATGAAACTTTATATGAAATTAGAGAAGAAAGAACAGATATTGACGAATCATTAAATTTTACTGAAATAACACAATAATGGTAGTAAGAAAGAAAGTTCCAAATCAAGCGGCAAGTGGCGCCGATACTTTTAATGATAATTTAGTTGGAAGACAGGTTACTGATGGAACTAGTCAATTAACCAATACTAACTTTGAATTAGATAGGGTATTTCCAGAAAAAGATAGCAAACATTTTAGAGGTGCTCCTTTTTCTAATTATCTAACGCTTGATGATTTGAAACTTGAAGACGACGCGGTTACTACTACTATTGGTATTGAAAAAAAAGAAAAAATAAAATTTAATCAATCTACAGATAACGGTAATAAATCAATTTTTGGTTCATTAAAAAGTAGAATACAGATTTCAATAAACAGAATTATAAGTAAGTTTCCTGCAGGAATTTTAGTAGACTCCGATTCAATAATTAGAACACTTGGTTGTACCGCAACTGGCGTTATGTATAATATTGAGGAAGACATAACCGAATTTACTGTTGAATCATCTCTGTTATATAATCCATTTGAAGTTTTATTTGAAACGCCCAATGGTAGTCCTCTTATAAATTCAGAAAATCCAATAAGAAATTTCTTTTCTTCTTATACAAAATATATCATTGAACTAAACGGAAAAACGTTTGATATTTTAGAATACGATGAGCCTAACGGATCAAATATTTTTAAATTAAAAGTTACAGGTAATCCATTTTCGGGTCAAACTTTTTATAACAGTTTCCTTATTAGACCTAATAACGGTATTATTGAAGAATTTTTTAATGGCCTTGACGATTTAGAAACCGTTTTATTAAATAGGGGTGTAAATCCGTTATATACCGCGACGTTTAGAGTCCCTGAAGATAGTTTTGATAAATCATCTACAAATTTAGTTGAAGTTAAAGCCACTTGGCCAGTTGCAAAAGACGGGTGGAATTTAAAAATACATGGCCTTGAATATATCAGCTATGTTGAATATATTAGTGATGTTGCCGATGAAATTGACAATTATAAATCCAACTTGTTTGTTAGATTTATGGCATCTCCACAATTATTTGAATTCGATAGCCAAGATCAAAAAGTTGAAGCCATATTCCAGATTTATGGACAAAGTTTTGATAGAGTTAAAAAATATATCGACAACATTGCCTTTATGCGTAATGTTAGTTATGATGCAATTCAAAATGTACCTGATGTTCTTCTAAAAAATTTAGCGACAACACTTGGATTAGAAACTATTAATCTGACGGATGACAAAACCATAGAAGATTTATTATATAAAAGACAAGATAATACTTATTCGGGTTTATCTATTGGGAGTAGTGTGATTGAAGCCGAGTATGAGTTTTACAGAAGAATGTTAGTTAATTTGGCTTACATTTATAAATCAAAAGGTACACGTTCATCGATTGAATTTTTCTTACGTTTCCTTGGGGCACCAGAACCAATGATTCGTATAAATGAATATGCATATAAAATTGTTTCTTATCCAAAATCATTTGATCTTGAAACTGAAATATATGATGTTATTGCAGGTTTAAAAACAAATAGTGTCGCGATATTTGACCAAAATTTATTTGATTCCACTAGCGGATCCACAGGATATACTATTCATACAACAACGTCTTCAACAATGTTTAATAGATCTGAGTATCCTGTGATTGAAAATACAAATATTCCTAGAACAATTAATAGTGAAACTGAAAATGTTTTCTTTCAAAAAGGGTCTGGATGGTACGATATGACATTAGAACATCGTTCACCGGATATTATTGATGAAGAAAATTCCGATTTAACAAGCCGTATCAAAACCATAAAAACGACATCTAAATCATACACTTATGGCGAAGATTATTTTGATTTATATCGAACTTTACCAGGATTAGATACGGGTTATGAAATTGTTTCAGTTATTGACAACTTACAAAGCGGTGTTAGTAATAATATTACAAGTGATATATTCAATAGAAAGAATATTAGTATTTATATTTCATCGGCAAATGCGGTTGATTATGACATTTATAAAAAATCTAAAGAACTACAATTATCGTTTGGTAGTGCAACTTTAACGCCACAAACGGGTGTCACATTTGCAGAATTCGCCGATAAACTTTTGCACGAACAAATCACCAATTCTAATACAATAAAATATGCTAAAAATTATATTAAATTAGAAGACATTTATAGGGATTATATTACGCAAACTGTATTTACTCCTTATTTTTTAGGGGACGTAAACGAGTTTGTTAATATGATGGGGACTAATTGGACAACTTTACTCAGCCAAATAATTCCTTCAACAACTATATGGACAGGTGGTAATATCATTGAAAATAGTAGATTTGGAAGGCCAAAATATCAATACAGATTAGGATGTCAACCAAAACAATTTATTGAAGTATTATACCCGGAATTTGATGAAAAAACAATTAGTAATGATATTAAGGGCATTATTGGTGATGGTTATATTACAACAGGGGATACCTTAAACGGTAATACGTTTAGGGGATTAAGTACTGCAATAAGCGTAAAATATTATCCGGTAATTGAAATTGACGGTCTTATTTATTCGGGAACAAGTATAAATCTTAGCGGTAATGATTTATTTTCTGGGGTCACTTTTAATAATTGTTCGGGATCGACATTTGAAGAAGAAGAATTACCTTTAATTTGTGGTTATGAAGAAACTTTAAATCCAAATTTTGCGGCTATACAAGAATCGTGGAAAACTATTTTAAGTGATCTGATAGATAATTTTGTAAATAATGAAATACCTAAATTAACTTATGAATATTTTACCGATTCCGATGGAATTGAAAAAATAAAATTTACATCAATTAAATATGATACAAATGAATGTTCTGTTATTGATTATTTTGATTATCGATTTGTTATTGAAATCGTAACAGAAAAAAATAATTGTTCATTCAATGCGTTTATACATACAAATGGGGGCCATTATTCAGGAGGAACTGGATCGACATTATGTTTATTAACCGAAGACATTTATTTTGATTTTGATGGCGTTGAGGATATTAAAGCATTTAATAATTGTGTTCCATTTCCTTATCCGACTTCGATAATGGATACATCAGGAAACACTATTACACATATTACTCCACAATATAGTGGATGCACTATTGTTTTTAGAAACGTATACGAAAATGATGTGTTTGATTTACTGTTTACAGATTCAACTAACTGTGACATTAAAGTTAAAGTAGAAGGGTTAAAAATTAAATGGATCAATAAGGACGAATATCAAATTGTTCCAAAATTACAATATAGACAAAGTTATAATTATGGTTTAAAAAACGATTCCTATGTTCTTATTAGCGGGGAAACTATTACAACAAAGCTTGTTAGTGGATTAACCGAAGGTGACTTATTAATTTTAAGTAATTTTAATAGTAATTTTATAAGTAATAAACAAATAAAGGAAGGGTTAGATACAAACAATTTTTCATTTATTCAGAACAATACCGCCAAAGAAATTATTAAAATTGATTGTTTAGGATCTATTAAAAAATATATCATTAATGGTATATACGAAGTATTACCAACAACTAAATTGTTTGTCTATACTAACAAATATGTAGACAATAAAGGTAATGTGACTTTGAACGATAGTTATTTCTTTGATGATAGATTTCCTGAGCACTTACAACTTAAAACAACCACTGAAAATTGTTGCGGAGATGTTAAAGAAAGTAAGGATTATTTAATTACACAAGATGGCAAGTTAATTGAAGTAATATCAAGTGAATTAGAAATTTGTGAAGCTGAAGTTTATTATAATATTAACGTTATCGATGATGATAATTTAAACTTTTTATCACTTTATAACGGATCTAGTGATACACAATTAATGTTAGGACATAATTATGTTCCATTTACTCTAATGGATATGGAACTATTGCAAACATATGTCGGTACTACAGAATGTACAGAAGATGAAAGAGAAATATATGTTGATCCATGTTCTGGCGACACTATATATAATTGTGATTTGGTTGGTAATGCAACATTTATTAATATGGAAATAACCCCAACAGTTACTCCAACTATGACTATTACTCCAACCATGACTGTTACACCTACTGTTACGCCATCAAATACCGCTACGCCAACAATAACACCAACAATTACTGCAACTAATACACCTACAGTAACAAAAACGCCTACGAGAACTAGTAAAGTCACACCTACCCCAACAAGAACATCAACTTTAACTATGACACCTACAAGTACTAATACTCCAACAGTAACAAGTACTAATACATCGACGCCTACACAAACTGTAACTCCAACAACAACTAAAACACCTACGCCAACTAGAACAAACACCCCAACAAATACAACAACGCCGACCACAACGCCTATTATTGAATACACCTGTGATTATGAGTCTTTTGAATTTATCGAAGGAGAAAATTACCAAAAATTAAAAGTATATGTTGGTCATGAATTAGGTATCGTGACATTAACATATGAGCCTGTAATAATTCCAGATAAATACATAGTTTATTTTGATAATCAAATAGTTATAAATACTGGATTTGTAATTGATAGCGGTACAACTTCTTTCTGTAAGGGTACCACAACTGATCACGTTTACGTTGAAATAATACCTTCAATAGAAATAGGAAGTCGTTGGAAAATTAACGTTTCCTGCCCAGACGGTCCTTGTACACCTGCGACGCCAACACCAACAGCAACAATTACCACTACAAGTACTAATACTCCAACAGTAACAAGTACTAATACATCGACGCCTACACAAACTGTAACTCCAACAACAACTAAAACACCTACAGCAACATCGTCAAATACACCTACGCCTACGATAACAAGTTCGCCAACAAATACGCCAACATTAACTAATACACCTTCAAATACGGTAACAAATACGCCTACAGTTACTTCATCGATTACACCTACTATAACGCAAACAAGTACGCCTAGTGTTACTCCAACAAATACGCCCACAGTAACACCTACGGTTACGCCTACATCCACAAGTACTAATACTCCAACAGTAACAAGTACTAATACATCGACGCCAACTAGAACAAGTGCCCCCACACGTACGCCCGCGCCGACAAAAACCCCCACGCCCACAGTAACACCTACAGCCACAATAACTAGTACACCTACGGTTACACCGACAAATACGGTAACACCTACGGTGACGCCAACGAATACGGTAACGCCAACGAATACGGTAACACCTACGGTGACGCCAACGAATACGGTAACGCCAACGAATACGGTAACACCTACGGTGACGCCA